CGGTCATATGGCCGGTCTTTGCGCAAATACTGACCGAGTTGCAGATGCATGGTTCTCACCTGCAGGCTTTAATCGCGGTTCATTACTCGGTGTTACCAAATTGGCATACAATCCTAATCAAGCGTCTCGTGATGATATTTACAAATTGGGTGTTAATCCAATTGTATCATTTCCTGGTGAAGGAATTGTATTGTTTGGTGATAAAACATTGCAATCAAAACCAAGTGCGTTTGATCGTATTAATGTGCGCAGATTGTTTATTACGTTGGAAAAAGCAATTGCTACTTCTTCCAAATTTCAATTGTTTGAACAAAATGACCGCTTTACTCGCTCATCATTTGTTGCAAGCATTGAACCGTTTTTACGCACCGTTCAATCACGCCGTGGTATTACGGACTTTAAAGTTGTTTGTGATGAATCAAATAACACAGGTGACGTTATAGATAACAATCGTTTTGTTGCTGATATTTACATCAAACCTACTCGCTCAATTAACTACATTACTCTTAATTTTATTGCAACACGAACAGGTGTTGCATTTACCGAAATTGTTGGGTAATAATACTATAAATACAACTATAACTATTAAAAAATATGTCAAATATACAACAATTTAAGGATAAGTTAACCTTTGGTGGAGCTAGAGCAAATTTATTTGAAGTTCAACTTCAGTTTCCTATTACTCTTGACGCTATTCTTCCGTCGACAGAAGATATGAGCTTTATGATTAAAGCCGCAACAATGCCAGCAAGCGTAATCGAAAATATAGATGTTCCTTATCGCGGCCGAATGCTTAAAGTTGCGGGTGACCGTACTTATGAAAATTGGACGGTAACGGTAATCAATGATGTTAATATGCCTATTCGTACCGCAATGGAACAATGGATGAATCATATTAATCGTGCTGAATCAAACACTTCATCTGCAGGCTTTTTAAATGCATTGGATTATTATGCTGATTTAAAAATAACACAACTTGGTCGTAATTCACTGCGAGGCAAAACATACATTTTTAAGGGTGCATATCCGGTAAATATTAGTGCTATCGAAATGGCATATGAAACAAACAACGCAATTCAAGATTTTACAGTTGAATTTGCATATCAATATTGGAATACAGCCGAGTTTGATGGTGGAGCTCAAATATTAACACCGCTCGCCGAGCGGGCACCGCGGTAATCCTGGCCGATAATTTAAAAATAAAAATATAACATTTTTAACTCGGTGGTATTATTCTTAGTACCACCGAGTTTTTTTCTATAAATAATACTATGAACCTATTCGGATTTGAAATAAGCAGAAAAATTGAAAAAAATTCTGAGGAAGAATACAATGTAAAATCATTTGCGCCGCCAATGGAAACTGATGGTACCGCAATTGTTAATTCATCATCAACAAGTGGATATTATGGCCAAGTGCTTGATCTTAATGGAGCAATCGTTACCAATGAAAAGGACTTGATTCTTAAATATCGTAATGCCGCAAGTCAACCTGAGTGTGATAGCGCCGTTTCTGATATTGTTGATGCATGTATTGTAAATGATAGTGATGGTGCTCCGGTAAATTTGATTCTTGATAATGTTGAATTGCCTGAAAACATTAAATCCAAAATTCATGACGAATTTAAAAGTATTCTCAAATTACTAAATTTTAACTATAACGGCCCTGATATTTTCCGCCGTTGGTACATTGACGGGAAAATTTATTACCATTTGCTGATCGACACCGAAAAAACAAATGGCGGTATTCGAGAAATTCGCCAAATTGATCCTTTGAGAATTAAAAAGGTCAAAGAAATTACGACAAAAATTGATAAAGTTTCTGGTGTAAAAACATCGCAAGTTAGCGGTGAATACTTTTTGTACAGTGATGACTTTAACGGATCTCCTGGTTTGGGTAATACCAATAATGGAATTAAAATTGATCCTAATACTGTTGTATATGTTCCTTCCGGACTGCTTGATGAAGGCGGTACCGTTTCCATATCATATTTGCATAAAGCAACAAAAATTGTTAATCAGTTGCGCATGATGGAAGATTCGTTGGTTATTTACCGTATGGCACGTGCGCCTGAACGCCGTATTTTCTACATTGATATTGGTAACCTTCCAAAAGGAAAAGCCGAAGAATACGTTCAAGGCATTATGGCCAAATATCGTAACAAACTTGTTTATGATGCTTCCACTGGTGAAATGCGAGATGATCGCAAAACCATGACCATGCTTGAAGATTTTTGGTTACCTCGCCGAGACGGCGGCCGCGGAACGGAAATTACAACACTTCCTGGCGGAGAAAATTTAGGTCAAATTGATGACGTTGTATTCTTCCAAAAGAAACTATATAATTCTTTAAATGTTCCTCCAAATCGTCTTGAAAGTGAAACAGCATATAACATTGGACGCAGCACGGAAATTACTCGTGATGAAGTAAAATTCCAAAAGTTTGTTAATAGGCTGCGGAAAAAGTTTTCCATATTGTTTATTGACATGCTCAAAGTGCAATTAATTCTTAAAGGAGTTATTACAATTGATGATTGGGATGACATTAAAGAAAATATTGCCGTCGACTATCTTGAAGATAACTTTTTCAGTGAATTAAAAGACTTTGAAATTATGAACGAACGCATTACAATGTTTAATGCAATCGAAGATAAGATTGGCAAATATTATAGTGAAAAATGGGTCCGTTCCAATATTCTTAATCAATCGGATGAAGACATTGAAAAAATGGATGAACAAATTGCATTGGAAGCGGCCGGTGGCGAAGAACCTGTTGGTGACGATGGCGCAGACAATGCTGATGATTCTTTTGGTGATGATTCTTTTGGTGATGATAACGATTCTTTTGACTCATCAGACAATGATTCTTTTGACTCATCAGACAATGATTCTTTTGACTCTCAATCAGAACCGACAAGTGAACCGACACCTGAACAACCTGAACAACCTGAACAACCAGAACCTACAACTTAATTATAAATAATAATATGGACACAAAAGAACTAATTCAAAACATAATGGACGGTAACGTAAAAGCAAGTGACACAGCATTTAATGCTTTGATACAAGATAAAGCTCGCACAATACTTGATATTAAAAAGGTTGAAATGACCGCTGATATTTACAACAAACAGGAACAATAAATGTCATTTAGAAATATCGTTTTGTATAAATAGATTCTAATGAAGTTAATTACCGAACATACAGAAAATGTGCAATACTTTTCTGAATCAGTTGGATCCAATGGTGAAAAGAAATTTATCATTGAAGGCATTTTTATGCAAGCGGAACAAGTTAACAGAAACAGTAGAGTTTATCCTAAAAGCGTTCTTGAAACTGCGGTCGACCGTTATGTAACAAATTATGTTAATAAAGGTCGCGCGGTAGGCGAGCTTAATCATCCTGAATCACCAAGCATAAACTTGGATAAAGTGTCGCATCGTATTACCAATTTGTCATGGAACGGTAATGATGTGCTTGGTAAAGCACTTGTACTAAACACTCCGATGGGAATTATTGTCAAAGGATTGCTTGAAGGTGGTTGCCAATTAGGTGTATCAAGCCGAGGCATGGGAACTGTCGCCGAGAAAAATGGTAAGACAACCGTGAATGACGATTTTGTTCTTTCCACTGTGGATATTGTACAAGATCCGTCCGCGCCGTCCGCATTTGTAAATGGCATTATGGAATCCGTTGACTGGGTGTACGACGGTAAGAATTTTGTCGCAAACAAAATTGATGCATTTGCAGAAAACTTAAAAACCATTAAACAGCAAAAAAATTCAAAGCTTTATACCGAATGTCTTGCCAAGGAATTTGAAAAGCTTTGCAAATCATTTTAAACAATTTTACATTATGGATTAAACAACGTAAGTTGTTGTGGTGAAAACTTATACTATGGGAAGTATTGAATATTATGAGACAGAAATGAAAAACCTCAAAGGTTGCTTTGTTTCCTCTCCATACAAACATTAAACAGTAAATAACAAATATGTCAATTAAAAAACAAAACGATGTCATACAGGACATCACAGAACAAACGTTGCTTACTCTAGATGGTGTTGCCGAGGAAATTTCAAAGCAAGCCATACAAGAGGAAGTTGATAACTTTATTGCTGATCGTTCACTTAAGGACAATCAAAAAGAAGTTATGGCAATTGCCAATAAAGTGGCAGAATACAAAAAAGGTGACAAAACCAACTTTGGTGTTGTTGTTGATGTTAGCGCATCTTCAATTACATTTAAAGGAAAGGATTTACCTAAAACAAAAATCGTGTTTAATCAACGCAAAATGGGAAGCAAAGATTATGTCCTTTCAGCTCTTACCAAAATGAATGAGAGTGTATATGAAGATGATCAAGAAATGGAAGAAGCTAAATCACAAGATGCTATCCAAAATAAAATTGATGCTGTTGCCAAAAAACTTGGATTAACTGATAAGCAATTAGATGAATTACATTTTAATGCTAAAAAAGTTTATTCCGGTTCCAAAACACTACCAGCCTTACTCGATGTTCTTAATTTTATTGATGGTTTGGACAATGAACCAATTATGAAAAGAACGTCAATGGGTTATGCAACCAGTGGTCAATTTGGAATGCTTGATCTTATCATAAATGATAGAGATGAAGATCCTATAGATGAAGAGATCAGTTGGGATCTTATTCAATCAATGTATGTCAAAGATCTAATTGATCTTGTTATTGTTCCTTTTGCAGCAGCTGCTGGAGCATTTAGTGTTTTAGGTGTTGTTAAAGCAAAAGACAAAATCAAAGATTGGCTTCGTGATAAAAAAGATGACGCAGATGCTAATCAATTAGCTAAACTTATCAAAGATGCTATTGAAAAAATTAAAAAAGATTCAACGGCTCAAGATATGATTGCACAAATTAATGCAAACCCATATGACAGAAACAGTAACAATACCGAAAGAAATAAACTTATCAAACCTTATAAAGCTCATCTTAAATCAATTCTTTCTGATGAACAATATGAAATATTAGATGATATTTACTTTGCAAGTTTAAAAGAAGAAATGAAATCAAATATGGAAAACGAAAAAGAAGAAGAAATGAATGAAAATATGAAAGACTGGAAGAGCGAATATAAAGACATTGCTGAAACAATTTACTCTAATTTAAACCGAGCAAAAAGCGCTAGACTATTCTTCGGAATGTTTGGTCAACCTGGTTATTTAACGCGTACTTTAGATGAAATAAAAACAGTAGCTAGAAAAGAAAATGTATACTTACAAAATGATGCAAAATTTGGAATGATCGAATCATTAATGGTTGCGATAAGAGATCAAAATGATGATGCCTATGTTGAAGAATTTTTTGATGAATTCAAACCTCAAGTACAAAATCTCCAAGCTTTTCTTGGTAAACTAAATCAACATATTGATAATTTAGGTAAGAAACGCGGGGTGGTGGAAGACGAAGAACAATCCAACATGACTGAAGCCAAATTTAAAAAACTTACCAAAGATGAATTTATGAAACGTCTTAAAAAAGAATCGGTTAACGAAGAAGATGACGATGATGAAGAACTAAGCCAAGAAGAAGAAGATGCTTATCAATATTCGAATCAGCTGATTGATGCTTTTAATGAAAATGAGGAAATGTCCATAAAGGACTTTAAGTATTATGCTTATAAGTTTGTCCATACTATGGACAGTCGTTCTTTACTTAATGTTAAATCAATGTCGGATAAACAACTCGTAAGTCTTGTTGCTGATGTTCTTGATATGGATTTGGAATTACAAGGTGACACCGTTATTGGTGGTGAAAAACCAAGTACAATACCAAAGGAAGCCGATAGAAATTTATGGTTTAAAACTATAAAACTTTTCAAAGAAAAAGGTTTTAAAAATTCAAAAGATAAGTTTCTTAAATTAAAAGGTTCCATTGAAAAAGCAATGGGTCACGAAGATGAAGGAAGTAAGAGTTCAGAACTTCTAACAAAGAACGGTAAATATGCGTTTTTTTATCCTTTAGGTGGATATGATCCGGATTATAATGTCATCATTGGTAATGAAACGGATGGTTCTGCCAAATTGTATCATATTAATGATTTTGTCAAAAATAAAGAATTAGTTTCTGATATTCTTGATGAAGAATCCGACATGAAAGTTGATACAACTGACATTGAAGAACTTGTTTCAAGTGAAGAAGGTTTAACCGAAGGTTTCAAGGAAAAAGCAAGCATCATTTTTGAAGCTGCTGTCGCCTCGAAAGTTAAGGCAACTCGATCACTGTTGAAGGAACAATATGCAACACGCCTCAATGAGGAAGTTGAAATTGTTAAAGAAACCTTGGTCGAAAAAATTGATTCATATTTGACATACGCTGTTGAAACATGGGTTGCTGACAACAAAGTTGCAGTTGAATCCACTCTTCGTACAGAAATTACCGAAAGCTTTATCGGCTCGCTGAAATCATTGTTTACCGAACATTATATCGAAGTTCCTGAAAGTAAGGTTGATCTGTTTTCCAATATGGAAACACAAGTGGCCACACTGAAAGAACAAGTTGACAAAAAAGGAAGAATTGCAAATGCACTTGCTGATCGTGTTGAAAAACTTACACGTCAAAAAGTTATTGCAGAAGCTTCATCTGGTCTTGCTGATACCCAAATTGCAAAATTAACTGAACTTGTACAAGATGTTGAATTTATTAATGAAGATACCTTTGTTAAAAAGGTTGCTACCATTCGTGAATTTTACATTAACGGCCGTGCAGCTAATAAAAACACATTAAATGAAAACGTTGACGATAACAGTTCATTTATTTCAAAAGAAACAATCGTCGAAAACACAATTGAAGGAGATTCAATTTCCCCTTCAATGCAAAACTATTTAAGTGCAATGTCACGCATGAACAAGGCAACAACTGCCAACTTGGTCATCTAACAATGTGCTTTATTCCCAAACCATAAGTAAAACAACAACTATTATAAATAACTATTATGTTTAATTCCGAACAACTCGAAAAAAAATGGGCTCCAGTATTGGAAGCCAAAGACGCTCCTGCATTTAAGGACAATTATCGTAAGTCGATTACCGCTGTGCTTCTTGAAAACCAAGAAAAAGCACTTCGTGAAGAAAGTGCGCAAGCTTCTTTCCTTAACGAAGACAACGCAATTGGTGGTTCTTCCATCGGTGGTGGTACCGGTGCAGTTAAGACCTGGGATCCAGTTCTTATCTCACTTGTCCGTCGTGCAATGCCAAATATCGTTGCTTACGATATTGCTGGTGTTCAACCAATGACAATGCCTACCGGTTTGATCTTCGCAATGCGCAGTCAATATCAAACAACACCTAACAACCGTACAGGTGATGTTG